CAACAAAACTACCACCGCTGGCTCTAACTTCTACTGTAACCTGCACCTCAGTTCCATTCACATCACCTGTCTCTGTATCACGCGACCACAAAGCGGCCACCTGCAAAGTAATACGCACCGCATCGGCAATGGCTGAATTAACGGTACGCGTGACCGGCGTAGCCAAAGTGACCTCACTCGCCACCGACATTTCAATTGCCGCCCCCGCGTTTTCATCCGCCGACATTTCGCCCACAGGAATATAAGTCTGATCTTGCGTACCTAAGCGGTAATCAAAAGAAACGCCCTTAAAATTAAGCGACCCATCCGCGTTTTTTACCGGCGTATTATCTAAAAACACTGATTCCAATGGATCAGCTGTGGCAAACCCCCCGATTTCCCCTTCTGAAATCCCATCAACAAATTCAATAATTGAAACGGATTGCAAAGAATCTTCAGCCACTACCGCGGCTCTAGGCGCACCACCGCCACCACCCGCACCACCAATAATCTTACTCATAATTCAATGTCCTGCGTATTTACTCGTGATGATAAAACCATAGAGCCGACTAACAAAGGGCCGCCGTATAACACAGGGATTCGCCCTCCTTGCCGACTGGTATTGACTACGCCATTAAAGATATAAGAGGGTTTATTTTCAGGCGCTTCATTTGCGCCTGAGCCATCAGGCGTGCCGGCGATAAGCGAGGCTATTGCGGATATAGCTAATGAAATAGCCATATTGACGACAATCGCAACGATTGTAGCGGCAGTACCAGAAATAACACCAGACGTAATACTTGCGATAATTGCGGCGGTAACATTACCACTAATCTTAGGCACAACATAAAGCATCTCATCACCCCACGCATCCAAGCCACACTCATTCGTCACTTGCCTAGCTGCATCAGGATTAGACTCGTCAATTAATATAGCGACATAACCCCCTGCATCACACGCCGCTAAAAACCCCGGTCGATTGGCATTAATTGCTCTTAATGCTTCCGAGGCGGTATCAACTTCTAACAACCAATCCGCTTTGTATTTTTCTGCAATATCGCCTAATAACTTAATTTTTTTCATGATGCCTCAAATAACAAATGGTATTTTTACGCCAATAATTTCCGTACTGCTCTTGCTTGCTGATATTATTTAGCGTTTGATGAACAATCAAGCCACCCTCCAAATAAACCGCCACATGATTAGGAATCACCCCTTGTAATTGCACTACCACCACATCGCCATGCTGGGGGCTGTCTACCCGCTCAAAACCCCACTTTTTATAATCCGCAATAATGCAGCTATTCACAGCCTTATCGTGCCACCAGCCATACGGCGGACGCTCACGGTCGGGTAAGTTAATATTTAATTCATTCTGATAAAAATCTTTAACCAAGCCAAAGCAATCAAAAATGCCATACACAAATTGCCGCCCTTCATAATCCGCCGTATAGCCATCGGGGTAATAACACTGGATGTCACACGAGGGATAACCCATAATTAAAAACGGCACATTGGCCCGCTCAGAACTGGCTTTATCCGCCTCGCTCGGTTCAGGCGAGCGGTTAGGGTGAGAATGCACCACAATCACCACACGATTAGCGGCTTGCGCATAAAAAACAGGGTCAATTAAAAAGGACTGTTCAGGGGTAGGTGACTGGTTTTCTGCCTCAACATATTGCAGCAACCCGCCATTATCCAGCACCAAGCCACAGCACTCATTCGGAAACACACGCTCTGCATGTTGAGTTATTTGATCTATAATAATATCGTCAATCATTTTTTTAAATCCGCCCCAACGCAGGAAATCCGCCAAAATCCAACGGACTGGTCGCACCAAAGCGCAATTTGCAATCATCCAAGCGTTTACCGCACATGTCATCCACTTGATTAACCACACTCACCCCCGCTGCATCAAAATACTTAGCGGGATTAGTGCCCGCCCAACCACAGCCCGACCCGTTCTCACTGGATTTATATTGCCACGGGCAAGAATTAGCAATCGCGGTTCTACCTGGCAAACGTTTATCCACAAAATCCATTGCTGAAGCCAGTTCAAACTCAACCACTAACGGGCTTTCACTGACTTTTTGCTCAATAAAGAAAGACTCTTCGGCATACGCCCCGCTATCGGGCGTTTCGGTATTCAGGTATTGCTCAAAAGTGCGGCGACGTTTAACAATCGCACCCACTAAATCATCATAGGTTTGTAAATCAGCGGAAATAACCCCGCCAAAGTTTGAAATACTCACTTTTGGCCGCGCTTCCGCCCCTGACCCCCGCTTTTCTAAGCCTTCAATCGCAATCGGCCACGGGGTATAATCTTGGCCCTGAAAATGCAGCGTGCCATAGTTGGCATCTGTGCCAGGGTAAAAATAATGCACGATCCCCACGCCGATATTATTAAGATCAATAATATATAAATCAATTAACGCACCGGGTGAAAGTTTATGAATATCCGCGTCTAAACTCATGGTTCAAATACCTCAAAAATACTGGCTGAAAAACTATTACTATCATCACCCACCGGCACAGCATCCCATTGGCCACAAACATACTTTTTCGGAACACTGGCATATTTAGACTGCCACGTAAAATTATCTACACCGCCCAATCCTGCAAAGAAGGCGAGTAAAACACCCACCTCGTCATCGGTTAAATCTTGATAGGATAAATCCCATGATTCCACTAACGCATTGAGTCCGTTTGCAGCGCGCTGCGTATAGCCATCACCAAACCCCGCCGCCAATACTTTAGGCGTAAATTTAACGGGGGATGAATAATCTGGCTGTATCGGTAAATTAGCCATTACACTTCCCTCAATTCTAAGGCAGGCAAATTATGAATGCTTTGCCCTTGGTTTTTATAGGCTAAAAACTTGGTGGTAAAATTCCGAGTGGTGAATTTAGCGCGCACATCAAACTCAAAATCAGCGCTGATAATAACGCCATTAGCCGGTGCAACCGAAAAGGTAACGAGGCCGGTTAGCACATCAACCGTCCAGCCCGACGACTGCACCACATCATCAAAATAAAGTGCGACGCTATTCGCCACAGGCTTAGTAATAATGCGCTCGGTGATGTCGGTATCAATATAGCGCTTAATGAGCTGAAACTGATTAATAGCCCCATCACCCACGCCCAAATACCCTTGCTGATCAATGCCATTATGCAGCGCATGGAAGTCAGCCCAATCTTTATAACGAAAGCGCTGTAACGTGCCTTTTCTAGCACTGTAAAAAGCGGCTAATTTGCTTATTTTTTCATGGCTAATATTACGCGTGCCAATCGTCCAAGCCCGTGTAAAGCTAAATTCGCTAGTATTTTGTACAACATCGGCCAGTAAATCAGGCATACGATTACCCCGCACATTAATAGAACTGATTGCACCTAAGTCATAACCTAGATCAAGGCGGCTTTCTGAATTTATATTCAAGACAATAACCCTCCAGGGCGTTTCTCTTTGACTAATGCTTGAGTGATGGCTGTTTTAACTAGCTCACTTATCCCCTGCATTTTTTTCTGATCGTTATCGCCGCCTTCAATGGTGACAGGCACGGTGATATTAAAGCTGGTTGTTTTGCCTGATCCGCCACCCTGACGGCTATTTCTAGGATCAGAGCGCGAGATAACATCCTCACCCGTCTGCAAAATGGCCGGAAATTCATCCGCTTTTAAGCCATCATGAAAGCGCGATGCATTATTAAACACCATGGGGTTAACATCTATCGGCTTACCCGTTCGACCGGTTAAATTATCCCCGCCGGTATGAAACGAAAATCCACTAAACAAACTACCCAAACCACTCACCGCCGCATTAGTGATTGCTTGTGACGCACTCTTTGCGGTAATTTGCGCAATGGAATCTAATATGGATAATGAAAACGCCTTAAACGCATCCCCTGCGCTATTAATATCTTTACCAATACCAGAAAAAACATCACTAAAAGCCCCGCCTAACGCATCACGCGCATGGACTTCTAACAAAGAGCTTTCGCCCCTGAGTTGTTCAATTTTAGATTGTAAGGATTTAACCCCTTTACCCAAGTTAGGATCATTAGAAATAGCCGCGACGGCCACCATCTTTTCCAGCACTTCATCTAAGGCATCCGCTGTGTCTTTATGAATATCCAACACTTTCTGTCTTGATTCATAATCCGTCAATACGCCGGTATTTACGGAAACATCAATACTGGCTTCACGCTGGCCCATTTTATTGAGTTCTGCAGAAACCTGTTTTTCCATTTTTGATAAGGCTATTTTTGTCGCTTCATTATCAATCAGATTATTAACAATAGCTTGCCCTGCAACACGGCTATCACCTTTTAAATTGGCTAACATCGTCGCATAGCGGGCGGCAATTTCTTTTTGCGAGGCTTCCGCATGATTACCCGTCGATTTCAACAAAGAAATTTGTGCGGCATTCAGTGTTTTTAGTGCATCTTGCTCACGCTTTGCGGCTGATTCTGATAGTTTAGTCCGATCATCAGCGGCTTTTCTTCGCGCACTGGCAAGATCAAGCTCACCCTGTTTAAGAATCGTTACCCGCTCATTTTCTTTGCGCTGGATATTTTCATCCGCCCTAAACTTAACAATCGGAGTCGCTTCTTCATTATCTAGCTGCCTACGGCGCTCCTTTAAGCTGTTTACTTCACGCTGATTTTGCGCCAGCTTTAAAGCCGTTACCCGCTGCCCGTGCTGCTCTATGCTGATTAGCTCATTCGCTAGGCTTTCATCAAGCTGTTGCGTTTGTATTTTTGTAGCTGCGACACCTGATTGCTCAAGCGTGCGCGTGCGAATGACAGTTTCTTTAATGCCATTGGCAATTCGCAGTTTGTTCTTATCTTCTAGCTCTTTTTGTAAATTAGCCGCACTCCCTTCGGCTAATTTTTTATCATCCGCTTGTCTTTTTGCATCAAAGACATCCAGTTGCTTATCAATTTCTTTAATCTGGCGAACAACGCCATTTTCGCCTTGCTGCCTACCTTGAACCGCTAATTGGTTAACTAAAGCAAGCCGCTCTGCTAACAGCTCATTTCTGATCGCCTCATCCGACGGGTCGATCATATTTTTAGCGGCTATCGCTAAATCAGAAGCCCACTTAGTCGCACTTAAGGTAAAGCCCTCAAGCGTCGAGTTACTACCGATTGACTCCATTAGCTCGTTAACACTTTGCCCCAGCGTATCGAAGCTGCCTTTTAATTGGCCCACCCCATCCGCCGCATCAGGCAATTGAGTGTCTAAAACTTGCAGCACTTCGGCCATTGCTTTGGTTTTTTCGCCGGTATCAACCAGTGAAATAATCAAGGCACGCTGCTCTGTCGTAAAACCCACCCCAGAACGCCTTAATGCCGTCAAACCCACACGCGGATCTTCTAAAGCTTTACCTAACTGAATA